CGATAAGAGCTTCTTCAATAGATTGAGCAGATCCATCGTAGCTAACGCCTGAAAGACGGGTAACATCGATAGAACGGTCAACGCCGAAAAAGTTATCACCGGTTGTAGGAGCAACGAATGGCAACCATGCAGAAAGACCTTTCAGCTTTGCATTGTTGTCACCTTGAACCAGAAGGAAATCAGAAGGCGCCCAAGAAGAAGGAGTGCCTGCAGATCCACCGAGAGAAGCAGATACAGTTACTGTACCGAGTGAACGGTTAACAGCAATAACATAACCGAGAGCAGCCCGTGGAGTACCGCCGTCAGTAGCGTTAGCCTGGAGTACCATGTTACGTTCAAACTGCACAACGTCTGCAGGGTTGCTAAGAACGATAACACCGGTAGAGATAGAGCTGATCTGTCCAATAGAACCTGTTCCAGAACGGAAAAGGGAAGACGCCAGAGAGTTAGTGATTGAGCGGATAGCAGAATCAATAAGCAACTTAGCGCCATCCAAGAAAGCCATTTTGTCAGTCTTGGAAGCGAGCATAGTTTCGTTATCGATTGTAGCAATCGAGTAGTCCTTAGAGCGAGTGATCAAGAAAGATTCAAGATCAGGAGCTGTCTGGTTAGCTTGAGCGAAGCTGAAGGTAGAAGAACGACCTTGAGAAACGCCAGTCTGGATAGGGATCGGCTTGTACTTACCGCCGAAATCAGATCCTTTTGGAACCATAGCAAGGAAAGGGTTATCAGAATAAACGAGATTTTCTACAACTTGTCCAGAATACAGCTCTTTCAAGGCTGCGTTCATTGACACTAGATCTAAATTAGCCATTTTATTACTCCTTAAAGTAAAAGTTAAATTTTAAGTTATGTTTTGAAATGCGTAACTATCGCTTTAAGGATCACTATCAAATCCAGGTTACTATCTATCCTGGTATCGTTTTGAGCTAACTAATGCCTATTCACCGCAAGGCAATACAAAAAATCATACTACCCTGCGGCTAGACACGCTCCCTGAAGAGACACTATCAGTGTGAAATGTTTAGCCTAAAGCTGCAAGCGCTCTTTTAATTCTGTCGGCTTCTGAATGAGCAGGAAGGGAAGAAGGTACGCTTGATGCAGGCATTGACGAGTTAAGCGTTACGCTATCTTTTCTTGCTACAGGATTAGCTTTTGGCTCATCAATTTTAAATTTGTCTTTAAATTTGTTAGAGTTAGCTAACTTTTTAATTTCATCTTCTAAATGCTTTTCTACTAACTCCGCAGCAGAATCAGTATCAAGAATTTGCTGAGTCTTTTCAAAGTGCGCTTCAATCGTAGAGATTACTAGCTCTGTCGCATCGTATAAATTGATGAGTTCATAGTCACTTTTTTTATTATTAATGTGACTTTTCACGCTCTCTTTAAACTGTGCAATTACCTTCTCCTCTTGCTCCTGGGCTAGCTTTGCTTCCCGTTCTGCTTGCGACTTTTTGTCGGCTTCAGCTTGCGCAATAAAGGAATTAAGACGCTCTTCAATTTCCGTAGCCTTGTCTTTCTCAAGAGCTTTAGAACCATTAAGAATATACTGTGTAAGCTCATCATATGTTAGTCCTGCTTCCGATAGGTATTCGAGTGGGTTAGTTCTAGCCGCCTGTTTTTTGGCTTCAAACTGTTCATACTTCTTTAGCTTCTCTTCAAGATCCTTATTTTTGGCTTCAAGCTCCTGCTGCTTAGATAGGATGCGTTTCTCTTTCTTGGCAAGAGCCGCAAATTGAGAGCTAAGTGTTTCCTTCTTTTCAGTGCCTTCTACCTTTTGTTCTACGGGTTGTGTCTCTACCGCTTGTTGCTGTTCTACTGGGCTTGCTGTTACTTCTGTTACTTGCTGTTCTGTTGCTTCCATTTTATCTCCTTATGCCATAGGCATTAATTCACTTGTCGGGGCAGGCAATGGATTAGCAGGCACGGCTTGTGGTTGTGGTTGAGCCGCTTGCATAGCCATCATTGCTTTCTCTTCAAGAATATTAATCTGATCCATGTACTGTCTGATCATTTCTAGCTTATCTTCCTCGAGTCCGTTCTGTCTTCCCTGTGCATAGTATTCAAGGGCAAGCTCTCTTGCTAGCTGAAGATCGTCAAACGGCTCAGGGGGTGTAAAGTCTCCCTTATCTACAATCGCTTCTAAGCATTGATGGATATAATCTTCCTGGGCATTGGCCAAAGTCTCGATCTGTTCTAGATCAGGAAAGTCTAGCAGCCTTCTACCGGCTCTAGGGGTAATCATCCCTGCTTGCATATACTCAGTAATCGTCTGAAGTCTTCCGGCAGGATCATTAGGAAACGATGAAACGGGATAAACCTTCATGACATACTCATCGGCTTCCATATCCACCTCTTTCCACTTGATGGTATTAATGAATTTAGCCCCAGGTACTTTTACTTCTAAGTTTACGTCCTGATCAAATAGCTCTTTAGCGCAATCAATAGTCAGCATTGCAAGATCCATAAAGAACGTCTCGTAATGCTTACCCAGTACAGTAAACCGCTCAGACTCAATATCATTATACTCTCTCAGAGCTGCGCCAGAGTTAAGTCCTGCAGGCTTTTGAGAGGCTGCTGATAGCTGAGATACACCGAGTTTCTCATAGGCTGAGCGCTTCAGGTTTTCAAGCTGATTATAAAACTCAACAGGAACAACCGGTGGAACGACATACTGTGGAGGAGTATCAGTATACTCAATAATAGCTCCAATATCATTTGAGATATGCTCTCTAACTACCTTGTTACCAATCTTATTAAATACCTTAAACGATCCTGCAAGGTGGATAGAACGCTGAATAATCCAAAGGATCTTGTTAATCTCTAGCTGAATGTTCTGGATCTGTTCAGCTCCTGATTGACCCCAGTATCCATTTAGACGCTTAGACCATTGGAGACGAGCAAACGGAAAATTATGTTTCTTGTACTCTTCCTTGAATAAAACACATCCTGGAATAGTAATACAGTGAAGACCATCGTTCGCACTAGATCCAGAAGGTAAATGCCATGATTCTGTCACTAATACCTGATCCGCAATCGTCTGATAAATACCAAAGTAATCATCATAGACTGACTTTGAAGTAGCAATAGAGTCTTTGTACTCAGGAAAACGCTCAGCCAATACAGCACGGTCTACCGGCTTAATTCTGTGAAGCTGTCTAGGCTTTGCATTAATGGCTTCAAGCTGATCTACAAACAGCTCATGAGCTAGAACAGGCTCATACTTGATGCGGCCATTTTCATGATATACCTGTAAGAACCCGTCACCCAGGACAGCAGCATGAAGCAAAACATCCATGCCAAGATCATGAGCCCGATTCTCATAAAATACCCCTTCGACAAACTTATCTAGCTTCTTAGCCTTGCGCTGTAACTTGTAGTCACCGCCTGATGTAAGGAACATAGGCTTAGGACGGTTTTTTGACATTTTGGCCACAACAGTATCGATACCGGATTGAACGATATTATAGGTAACTCGATCCTTCTGCCCAACCATATTGTTTGAAGGACGAGTAAAGCTAAGACCGTTAAGACCCATCAAGCTAATATTGTTATAAAGCTTCGATGCAATCTGACACTGAGTAAGGCGAGCGGAATCATATCCGATCAGAGTCTTAGTAACCTTCTGAACAGAGTTAGCCAGATCCTCACCGTCAAGAATCCACCAGTTTTTATTAAACGCTTTAATGTCAGGCTGTTCACCAGATAGTGTTGTGTAATCAATCGTTGCCATTCAAAGCATCCTTTCTTTCAGACCGTAATCGATCAAACTCATCGGTAGAGTAAAATAACATTTCATCCTCGGTAGGCATACGCTCTGAATCGTCCAATACCTTGTAATCTTCAGCTCTCATTTTCGCTTTCCTGGTATGCCGTGGGAAAAACTCTACAGTCACTTCTCCTACTGTAGCCGTTCTAACTCCCAATTTCTTCAGTGCGCTTAGTGTTTCTAACAGATCCTTAGTGTCCATTATGTTCATTTCACATTAATTCATCCATAAAGTCATCATCTTTCTTAATGTGAGACTCATATGCGTAATCGAACATATCCTTTTCGATCTTCTCAAAGTATTCAGACGATCCAACCGGAGCTTTAGGCTGTATCGGCTTCTCAATCCAGTGCATAGCTTCTCTATACCCGTACAGCACGGCGTCAATAATATCGCTGTGATACTTGTCTGAAATTTGTAGGATACCCTTTTTTTTCTTCTCCATATCCCATTCAGTTAGTAGGCAATCCTGGGCAAAGCCAGAAGTAGTCTTAGCCTTGAAATGCCCTGTCCTAAGAGCATCGTCTAGCAATTCCAGATACTCATACTTCCTAACCTTCTCAGCCGGCGTAATGGGTAGGACATAACGCTTAGTAATCTCCTCGGCAATTTTCTTACCCAGGCCACCGGTATCCATAACGATTTTCATAGGCGCATATCGTTCATATAGATCAATTATCTTAGACGCTAACTCAGAAATGCCCTGCTTTTTTACGATAGACTCCTCTAGCAAATATGCTGTCGGGTTGTGATCCTGCCACCCAATAACGGCAATAGCGTCAGCATCATCAAAACCAATGTCGACCCCAATAACATAGTTCCACTTGGAAAGCTCATTAACCGATTGGTAATCGTTTTTGTCTTTTGAGTAATGCAGAACCATGGATTCAGAGTCAATAACCCAACGTCCAAAGCATTCGCGCTGGATCTTAGGGTGATCTATCCCAACACCCATACGCCGCATATCTTCCTGAACCAGATCCATAACCTTCTTACCAGACTTTGCCTCGAGATGAGGGTTATCGAACATAGTCCAGTGATGGTGAGACCATTCAGAGGAAGTGGCGCATTGGTAAAAATAACCT